CTCAGTACACGCTCCAGTGCCGCCACCGTTGCGCCCTTGCCCTAACGTCCCCACACCACCAGTAGTCCAAGAGTCAGAACCACCACCACCAGAAGCTCCGTTTTTACCACTATAGTCATCAGGGGCACCGCCACCACCACCAGATGCAGAAATCCCAAATGCAGCAGAGAAACTACCGGCAGAACCATAATTGCGGCCCCCATGACCAGCACCACCCGCCCCAACAGCAATGGGATTAAGGCCACCGAAAATATCCGTCACTCCAGATAAGTAACCTCCAGCACCACCACCACCTCCAACAGTTCCACCACCGCCACCACCGCCGCCAACAATCAGATAATCGGCATCACGAACAACATAATTATCAGGAACAATGAGAGAGCCAGAGGAAATAAAAGTGTGGTAGATATAATCTCCATCCTCTGAAATGATCCCCCCCTCAAGTTCACGCTTAGACCCATTGAGAAGAATTGGAAACATCGAAGGAACCTACTTTAAATTTGGGGCAGTAGTACACATCAACTGATCTGCTGCTGTACAAATACAACTCACCACATCACGAGCACCAGACTCCTGAGTCAGCATGGCATCGCCATCAGGAAAGTTGAAGTTACCACTAAAGGTTGCAACCTTAGCTCCATCAGTAGAATTGTTAACAATCTCGACAATATAAGAAGCACCCACCAGTGCTCCGCTCGCATTAATAAATGTGTCCTCGGTTAGATTGCACATAAATACACTGAGATTGGTCATATTTAGCAATTCTGTGCCACCATCCAGAGCAAGATTTTGATTAGCCGCTGGCTGTGCTTTTGACCAAACATTATTGGTATTAAGCAAGGCGTAATTACCCAACGCCGTATTCGTTTTACCTAAACTACCCTCTATCCCTGACAATCTGGCAGCGATAGTTGCAGCAAAGTTCTCATCATCATTGATCGCAGCAGCCAGCTCATTAAGCGTATCGAGTGTGCCCGGAGAAGAATCAACTAAGTCTGCAATTTTATCCGTAATGGCTGCGTCTAACTCTGCCACCTTTGTGCGAAGCCATTGCGTGCGAGCGGCTAAATTTTTGTGAGGACGGTTATCAACGCCAGACTCTCCTCCCTCTAAAGGATCATCTTGATCAATCAGGTAAACCTCATCGGTCCACTCGCCATAATCAACGGCATTTTCAGTGATTGCAGCCATTCTCTATCCTTAATAAGTGATCGTCCACGTACCTTCGATATAGAGGTCAGCGGTTTTATTTAGAGGTTCAGACCGAACCTTGCGGGCAAACAAATTCTCATCTTCCGAGAAGAGTCCAATCTCCATAATTGCCAGTCCATTTGCTTGCAAATTAGTGAGATTGAACGAGAACTCAACACTCCGGTTGCTCGGGTGGCGATATGTCCCCGAATCCATCCTTTTGATAAAGGCATCGACAAGCACTGTGTCCCCAACATCCGCAGCAAGATCAGAAGTACCAAATCCAATCTTCGTAACCTCAGAACCTGCATCACCACGCAACGCCCTTGTTAATATCTGTCGCCCAGAATCAACAACAAGATTATGTTCACGCCATGCCTCAACCAGAGTTTTACCTCTCCAAGCACGCATAGAGACCACTCCAGTGGGGCGTGGTAAGTGTTCGATGAATTTGCTCATGGATCAGGAATATAGCGTCACGACCATAGAGCATCAGCGACATCATTGAGCTGGATGCTCATCACGTCTACGGGGCCAGCATAGCGGAGGCCACTACTACGGTTATGAGAGCCATCATGTATAGGCAAATTACGAAGATTGGTATCCGAGTAACCATCGACTGAGACAGTCAGGTACTGCTGCGCATCCCCATCACTCATCGAAGGAGCGGAATCCACAACGGTTCCACCAGTCACCAAGTACCGGGCACGAACGCCAGCTGCGCGAAACTCTTCAATAGAGTTGATCACATCGGAAAAGACTTCGTCAATTCTACCCCCATTCTCAATGTCGTAATCCATATAGACATCAAACTCACCAAATCCAGAGCCAGAAGTGCCATCAACAATAATGTTGCCACTCCCATCATTTGAATTGGTGACACGTAGCACTCGATGTATGAAACCACTCGGATTACGCTCTCCACCATAACGAATAGAACCGTTGCGAGGGAGACCAATAGAACCATCGGACTGCTGAGTAAACCATGCCATCTGCCGCAACTTTCGCCCCTCAGAGACGGGGGCATCCACGATCTCAACCTCAAGACCGGTAACTTCTAAAATCCGATCCTCCAGAGCAATGTTATTTACTCTGGGGCGCAATATACTGGCAATGACACGGATAGAGTAATCCTCGTCACTTTCCCCCGTCACGCGAGCACATGCGTACCACTCTCGCCCCAGATAATCCAACCACTCGCCACTGGCTGTTGTGATTCTCATCTGATCCAGTGACTCTGTGATCTGCTCAAGAGCCACACTCAACTCATCCCCATAGGCATTCATTAATGCCCAAACTAGACTAGATGACTCCTCCGTTTTATCGAAAATACTGTGAAGGGAACCCAGCAACTTGGAGGGAGAAACAGACACTATGCTTGACCCCAGCTAATCAATTCTGGAATGGCTTTAGAAAACTGACCAACAGCAATGTCCTCACTATGATTTTCAATCTGAACATTTAGAACGCCGGGGATCGACATCACACGGTCAATGATCTCAGCCAAAAACACAGACTGACCAACGCCTTTTGACCAAATAACAGTGTTGGTCTGAAAAACTGCAGAGTCGATCACCACACTACTATCATAATCAGAATGGATCAAAATAGACCCCGTAACATCAATGGACTCATCCGCAGCAGCGTAGACATTACAAATCACGCCAGCAGCCTTCCAACCCGGATGAGAGGTTCCATCTGAATCACGCCAACCATTTACATTGCGGGTCACAGCCTGCAGGAGATCGCCAGAGGTGTTGCCCGAGCCGTTATGAATATACAGATTCACAATACCTGCTGGAATCTCTGGATCATCGCGCCATGGTTCATCCAGCACAACATGAACGGCCCGCTCAGTAACCCGGTCAACCTCATCGGTAATAAATACTGTTCCCGCACCATACTCAAGAGAGTGCTGGGTAGAGCGAGCAAGATTAGCAATATACTTTCTAAACCGGATGCGACGATCGTTAATGCCTTCCTCGTCGGTACCATTGAAAAATGGAGAGACATTAGAAACTAAGGCAATTCCATTTATAGGATCCACCATATCGGAGATATTCCCCGCTCCAACATTCCCAACACTGCCATGGGTTTCACAACTGGATAAAACCTCAACAGATCCACCGGACGGTGGTACTACGATATCTAGCGAGGTTACATAAATAAGGCTGCTCGAGATTGATGTGAGGCGCGTACCAGCTGCAACAAAGACATCGTCATCCCTGGTTGGTAATGAGGTGAAGGTAACCGGCCCAGAGGCAGATACAGCCGATATTGCATCGAAACCAAACGACTCAAACACCGCAACAGGTATCGAATCAAGCAGACCAAACAACATCTGCCGGTAGAATTCTTCCAGCTCTGCAGCAGGAGCCTCAAGCAGAGAACGGGCAACAGAGCCAACATAGAAATCACTCACCTGATTCTGAGAAACCTGCATCTGAGAAATCATCGATTCAGTAATGCTTATAAAATCTTTTGTGACAAAAGGCATTTTATGCAACTCCAGTATCAAGGTTAATTGGTCGTCCAGTAATCGGATTCGCTTTGGCTACAATTCTCAATGTGTCACCAGAAAGAGAAGCAGAGGCATCGGAGACACGCTCAACTCGCTCGTCCCTAAGCAGGGTGCCAGACACGAACTCCCGCCCAAGTGCGCTACTGACATCGATACCTTTCACACCAAGCAACTCATACACACGACAGCCGTACTCCGGATGACGAATGATCTCACTGCTTCTAGTGTCTAGCGCGTGCCGCAATGATTGAGTGAGATTGGCAACGCCGGAGACGGTGCTCAAATCATTATCATCAAAACTCAACAACCCATCGGTCAACAATAGGTCAGCCTCAAACAGACGGTTAGGATCAGTTGATGTTGCCATCTGAGTAGCAGCAGGGACAATAATAGAAGCTCCATAAAGTACGACACCATCACCTGTAAGAGCAGATTCTGACGTAAAGTATGGAGGTCGCAATCCATTAATATCTGCAATTAAAGTCCAGTTATTTGCATCCCCTGTTTCACGCAATGCAAACTCTTGAATGGTCTCACCATGAAGCGTCTCTGCATGCCGGAAACCAGATAGAGTACGAGCATTAGGTGCATCACCAGAAGAAGAGCCACTGGAAGATATGAAGTCTATCGAGGAGTTCGCACGCTCGATGTAATTTCCCAGATCATCCAGTGAGACACTGGATAGATCAATTGCAGCAAGACTGATAATTACAGCACTGCCGCTTATAGAGTCATTCCAGAAAAACGGATTATCTTCACTGAATGCGCTCCTGCTGTGTTGCGCACACCCAGAAGACTTCAAGAACCATGCGCCGTCACGCCACGCAGACTGAAGTTGACTCAAGATTTTTACATACGAACACAACACGTTCCGATACACGGAAATGATCTTGTGAATCCTGCCCGGAATCTCTGATACAGCCAGATCAACAAGATGGTCAATTGTGCGAAATAGATTCACGCCAGTCTCAGAGACAGCAACAACCTCATACAAGGTTTCATCTGCAAGCTCATTAGTAAGCCCCTTCTCTGCAACCACTTCAAAGAATTCAGCGCTGCCCTGAACAAACGATGTAACACCAACAACACCATGCTCCTCGAGAGAAGAACATAATCCATCATTTACAGCTTCGTAAAGATCCGCAACCGCATCATTGATGGAGGTATTGAGG